ATTACTAGAAGCTAATTTACATGGTTCATTAATGAATAATCAACCAAATGTAGGTGCTTCTGGAATATTAAGTTTTGATGGTTGGGGAGATGCTAGTGATGGATTTGGCGGTAATAGTGGAAACACAGGTGGAAATAATAATCAAGGTTCGGATAGTGGACATTCAAGATTTGATGTAGGTTCTGGTTATTATGGTGAGCCAACAACGACTACAACAACTACAAATGACGGTGGAAATAATTATGTAGTACCTGATCCTGTTTTACCACCTGGAGTAGTTTCTAATAATTTTGATTACGAAACAGACGCTTATTCTGGAGATGTGGGAATAGACGCAGGTTACGGATTAGGCGAAATTACAAACGCTACTTATAATAAAGATACAGGTTTAGTTGATATTGAACAAACTCCAGGAATTATTAATACGGAACAATATCAAACAGCTAATTTAGGTGCATTTTTAGATTCCCCTGATGTTAGCGATAAAGATAAAATAAATACTTTAAATCAATTACAAGCCTTATCTAATTCCGATTTAAAAGGTAGTAAATTATCGGATATAGAAACAGATTTTGTTATGGAAAATTTGGATTTAGCTTTTAACAACATTAAAGATCAAACAAAATATAGTCAATATACTTCTTCAATAGACGAAAACGCTACAACTTTTTCAAAAGATATGTCGGAAAATCCTTTAAGTACAGTTGTCAAATCTGGTGGTATTGTAGGAACTATGATAAGAGGAGTTACCGATACTTATAAAAATAATAAAGCGTTAGGCGTTTTAGGTTACACAGGTAAAACAATAAAATATAACCCAGATGGTTCTGGAGATTTTAAATATGATGGTAATTACCTAACAGGTAATGTAGGAGGAGATGAAAGAGATGCAATAAATCAATTAACTCCTTTAGCTGCAAATCTTATAGGAAATACAACTCCGCAAAATTCTATGGTAAATAACTATTTTAACAATATGCAATCGCAAAATGTATCTGATGTGCAAAAAGCATACGATCAGGCTAAAGCTAATCTTAATATGACACTAACCCCCCTATCTAGTCAATTTGGCTATTCTCAAGCCCCCTATGGCGGTTTTACGGCTACTAATTTAGCCAATAACCCTTATAATATAGACTATTTGAAAACAAGAGGATTGATATAACATGAACTTTTTTGAACGACTTTTTAGACAAAATTTAATGAATAAAACTATGGGAAGTAATTCCGTAGCCCCAGATGGTATTGTTAGAAATAATGCACCTAATAATGGATTGTTAAGTAATAACAATAAAGGTTTCTTTGGTAGCTTTAATAATATTAATCCTAATTTAATTCTTGGGGCAAATATGATTGGACAAGGAATACAAGGTAAAGACCCATTTAGTTCTTTTGCACCTGCATTACAACAAACAGGACAATTACAAAGTCAATTTATGCAAATGGAAGAAATGAAAAATAAAATGGCTGAAAATAAAAAGGCAAGAGATTTAGCACAAAAACAAAGAAATTATTTTGAATCTTTACCAGACAACCACCCTTTTAAAGCGTTAGCTGAAGCGTTTCCTCAAGCTGCTGCAACAGGCGTAATACAAATGGAACTTAAAAATATAGATGAAACTTATAAAAAAGATAAAGATAAGAAAAAAGCTATTCAAGATTTTACAAAAAATATTCAAGATCAAGAAAATAAATTATTTACTGCTTATCAATCTAACAAAGTTGTTCAAGACTTTGATCAATCAACACAAGGTATTACAAAATTACTTCAAGGATTAGAAGCTAATAACGGAGCTGGAGATGTTGCTGCTATATTTACTTTTATGAAAACGCTTGATCCAAGTTCAGTTGTTAGAGAAGGTGAATTTGCAACAGCAGAAAATTCATCTGGTGCTTTAGCTAAATTTTGGAATCTTCACAATAAACTATTAAGAGGAGATAGATTAACTGAAAAACAAGCAGAAATGTTTAAAGATTTAGGTATTAATCTTTATAAACAAAATCAAATGGCTGTAGATAATGTAAGAAAGAATTTTACAGAACTAGCTAATAATCAAGGTTTAAATATAGATAATATATTTGTTGATTCTGATTTAAGACCTAAATATGAAAATGTTGTTGAAATGGGTGCACCTGGTTCAGAACAAACTACTAAAGTTTCAAGAGTACCAGCTGGTGCTGTTTTAGTAGATTATAAAGATGGAAAATATTATTTTAAAATTCCTGGTCGTAAAGATTTTTTAGTAACTGATGGATTTAAGTAATGGCTATATTAGGAACAACAAGTGTTTTACCCTCACAACAAAAAAAGGAATTAGAACAATTAAATGAAGTTCCTAATAAAATAAGATTTCTTGTAGAAGCTGCACCAAACATGGCTTCTAAAGTAGCTACCCTAGAAAAATTTTATGATAATGTTGTTCCTTTAGAGGGAAACAATTTTATAGTTACCGATAGTGATGGTAACAAATTTCAATTAGATAATAAAAATGTAACTAATCTTGCAGACGCAATAGATTTAGGAAAAGAAGCTACCGAAATGGTTGGTTCTATGATTGGTACAGTAAAAGGAGCTGCAGTAGGAAGCGTTGTTCCTGTTGCTGGAACGGCTGCAGGTGCAGTAGTTGGTTCAGGAGTTGGAATGGCTGCAGGTGCGGAATTATTTGAAAGAGTTGGACAAAAATTTGGTGCAGAAATATTAAGAACAAATAAAGAATGGGCAGCTCAAAGAGCAACCGATTTTGCTTTTGGTTCTGTTGGACAAGCAGTAGCACCATTAATTTTAAAACCTTTAAAAGGTGCAATAACTGGATTTGGAAAAAAAGGTATAGAAACAGCAAGTAGATTAAAAAATTATATTGATGCTGGGGTCACACCTTCTTTAGGACAAGTTACACAAAAAAGAGGATTACAAACAGTTGAAATGGTTTTAGGTAATATTCCTGGAGGTTCAGGTCGTATTTCTTCGGTTGCTCTAAAAGCTCAAGATCAACTAGGAAAAAAATCATTATCAATAGCAGAAGATTTAATAGGTAAAGCAATTCCTGATGAAGTTGTTGTAGGTAAAACAATTTTAGGCTCTTTAAATGGAGTTAATAATCCAAAAAGTTTTGTAGGTATGTTTAATTCAAGAGCAGGAGTGTTATTTGGTAAAGTTGACAAATATATTAAACCAGACGCATTAATAAATTTGACAAGAAAAATTAATCCTAAAACAGGTAAAGGTGGAACAATAGAAACTTTGAAACAACTTGTTTCGCCAATAAAAGGTGCTGACGCTACAAGTACACAATTCCAAAACCAATTCTTAACAGACTTATTAGAAAATTTAACAAAAGATGCTGCTAAAAACGGAGGACAACTTCCTTATGCTGCGGTAAAAGGAATTAAACAAAAAATAGGAACTAAATTATCTTCTTTTGACATAATTCCAGATGTAGATAAAGCACAATTAAAATTAATTTATGGTGCATTAAGCGAAGATTTAAAAATAGCAGCAAAAAAATATGGTGGTTCTGTTGCAGAAAAATCAATTACTAATGCAAATAAATTTTATGAAAAAGGTTTAAAAAGAATAGATGATTATTTAAAACCAATTATCAATATTGCAGATCCAGATAAAATAGCTTCAACATTAATTAATAGCGGAAAAGAAGGTGTAACAAGAATAAGAGCTGTTAAAAAATCTATTCTAAAAACAGAAGGTGGCGAAGCCTCTTATAAAGTATTTTTATCTAATTTATTAGAAAGAATGGGAAGATTACAACCAGGTCAAACTATTGGGGGTGATGTAGTAGAGGCAAGTGGTAAATTTTCTTCCGAAACATTTTTAACTAATTGGAATAAATTATCTGAAGCTGCTAGAAAAGAATTATTTACAGGTAGTGGTTGGACAAAAGAAATGGTTAAAGGTTTAGATGATATTGTTAATATTTCTTCATTTATAAGACAAAGTGGTAAAACATTTAAAAACCCTAGCGGAACAGCAGATAGATTAGTAGGTCAATTTGCATTTATAGGTGGTGGTGGTATGGCAGTAATGGGGCAACCTCAATTTTTATTATCTTTGCCAATTGTTATAGGTACAGCTAATGTAACTGCCAAACTAATGACTAACCCTAATTTTATTAAATGGTTATCACAAGGTATTAAAATTGCAGGAAATAAAGGTATGGACGGTGTTTTACAACATATAGGAAAATTAGGTACTATTATGGCAAACGCAGATTCGGAAACAAGACAATTTATTTACGAATACTTACAAATGATTCAAGGTAAGAAAGAAGAATAACATGGCAAGAAAATCGGCAACAGAAGTTAAAATAGATTTTTTAGTTAAAGAAGTTAGGGAACTAAAACAAGAAACTTCTTCATTAAGAGCCGATATTAATAAAGGGAAAGGTGCTGTTTGGTTATTATTAGTAATAGCTGCAGTAATAACAAGTGGTTATAATTACTTTATTAAATAATTGTTTTGCAAATAGATAAAAAACTTATCTCTGAACGACAAAAAAAAACTTCTATTAAAGGTACAGTTGGCGAATACGAAACAATAGCTAATCTTACTAAAAAAGGCTATTATGTCGCCAAAAGCTGTGATCCAAGTTGTCCGTTTGATATTGTTATCGTTGACAAAAATGGTAATGTAGAACTAATTGATATTAAGACAATTACTTTTCGTAAAAACAAAAAAGGTAAATGTTTAAAAAATAAACCTAAAGGCTCATATAAAATATATAGAGCACCTACAAAAAAACAAAAAAAATTAGGTATAAAATTATTAATGGTTGACTATGAAGATTAATGAGAACACATCGGTGGCTATGCCTGTCAAGAACATGATAGGAATCATAATAGCAATTTCTATGGGCATCTTCGCTTACACCGAAATAACTGCTAGACTTACATCACTAGAGACATCAAGGGAATTGATGAATGCTGATTTATTAAAAGCTAGTGAACAAACAACAGTTGATAAAGAGCAATTTCTTTTATTAGAGGATTTGTACGAAACAATAGAAAAACATCAAGAACTTTTAGATAAGAATATACATAATCAAGTAATGCTTATTCACATAGAAAAACAATTAGATAAAGCCTTAAACGATATAGAAAAATTAAAAGATAAAGTTAGAGAAAACGGAAAGAATTATTAAATGCAGGAAATTGTAATTGCTTTATTGTTAATAATAAACGGTGAAATAAAAGAGCATCGTATTCAAAGTTCTATGTCCGATTGTCTGAAAGGTAAAAGGGTGGCTTCCAGAGGTGCTTCTAAATCAATAGAGTATCAATGTATAAAATCTATGGCAGAAACTGAAATATATATGGGCGAAAAAAGTATTAAAGCATTAATATTAGATTGATATGTTTTTAGATAAAGTCATAATAAGTTTTTTAACTTGGTTAGATAATGTATGCGAAAAAATAGCTAATTTAGTTATAGAAAAACCAAAGAAAAAAAGAAAAAAAAAAGTATGTAAAAATTGTCATTGTAATTGTCATTGTAAAGATGAATTACATTTACACCATTATGATAGTGATTTATGTATTTGTGATAACTGTAAACATTAAGGATTTTATGAGGTTTAATTATGGAATATTTACTTGTAAAGCTAGAATGTTTATTAAGAAAATTATATGGTTTTGTTTGGCGACAAAGAGTAAAATTTACTTTAAAACATCTTAAAAAAAGGAGATAGTTATGTGGTTAAGTGCAATCAAACTGGCTGTAAATGCAGGTTCGCATATTTACAAGCAACGACAAAAAACTAAAATGCTCATGGCTGACGCAGAAACTACTCATGCGGAAAAAATGGCAAAAGGTGAGCTTGAATACAAACAAGCTGTTATGCAAAATAATCAGCAAGGCTGGAAAGATGAGTTTGTTTTAATTTTGGTGTCGGCACCTGTAATGTTACTTATTTGGTCTATATTTTCTGACGATCCAGAAATTATGAAAAAAGTTGAAATGTTTTTTGAGTATTTTAATAATATGCCATTCTGGTATCAAGCTCTGTTTATCGGAGTTGTTTCTGCAATCTATGGTCTTAAAGGTGCAGATATTATGAAAAAACCAAAATAATATTTTTTTATATGTCAGAAAGTTTAGAGATAATAAACGAATATAAAGATCAGGTAAGAATACTTAAACAAGAAGTAGCGGAACTTCAAGACGCTGGTAAGTCTAAAGACGCTGCTAATAAGCGTTGCTTACAAAAGTTAGAACATACTTCTACCGATTTAGAACAAGCTAACAAAAAAATTAAAGAACTAGAAGATAAATTAAAACCAAAAGAAGATAAATGAGTATAGTATTAACGATAGTAATGTGTTCCTCTATGGCGAATCAGTGCCTTGAACCTCATACCTTTGATAAGGTTTATGACGATTTTTATACTTGTATGGTTGATGGATATAAAAAATCTATGGACAAAACAGTAGAAATGGGAAGAGAAGAAATTAATCAATATGGTATTTATCTTAAATTTGATTGCCAACAGATACTTTTACCGCCTAAAAAACCTAAAATTAAGGCATGATGTATTTGGTAGTTATTACCGATAAGAATACAGAAAAATTAAGAATATTTACAAACCAAATTTTTACTACTTTACAAGAAGCGGAGGATTTTGGTAAAAGAAGCAAACTAAAGAAAAAAGACGGCTGGAAAGCTGTTGAATTTGATTATAAATATTTTGAAAACAATGAACCTGACAGATAATTTTACATTAAAAGAATTAACACAAAGCCAAACGGCTTTACGAAATGATATTGATAATACACCTAACGAACAACAAATAAATAACCTACAAAACCTTTGCGAAAAAATACTTCAACCTTTAAGAAATCATTATAAATTACCAATTAAAGTTACTAGCGGATTTAGAAGCGAACAATTAGCTACCATGATAGGCTCAAAGCCGACAAGTCAGCATTGTCAAGGAGAAGCGGTGGACTTTGAGATACCTGGAGTTGATAATAAAGAAGTTGCAACATATATCAAAGAAAAATATTCTTATGATCAGTTAATTTTAGAATATTATAATGATTCGGATATAAATTCAGGTTGGATTCATGTAAGTACCAAAAACACAACTTTTGAAAATGATGATAGAAGAATGGCATTAATTAAAGATGAAAAAGGTTATAAGGAATGGCAATAAATTATAGAGGCGAAAGTTTTTCAGGTTATAATAAACCTAAAAGAGCTAGAACAAAAACAAAGAAATTTGCTGTTCTTGCAAAGTCAGGAAGCACCGTAAGATTAATTAGATACGGAGATGCAAACATGACTATTAAAAAATCTAATCCAGCAAGACGAAAGAGTTTTAGAGCCAGACATAAATGTAGTACGGCTAATAATAAACTAACCGCAAGATACTGGTCTTGCAAAAAGTGGTAAGAAGTATTTTAAAATTCATAGTGAAAGCTAGAATGCTTTATGCCGATTTAAGAGGTCATCATGGTAAAAAATGGAACTATGAACCTGGAGATTGGTATATGGGTAATAATAAACATAAAAACAAAAGGAAATAACTATGCCATACGGAAAAGGAACTTACGGAAGTAAAAGAGGAAGACCACCAATGAAGAACAAAAAGAAAAAGAAAAAGAACAAGAAGAAAAAATAATTATGAAAAAAGGTTATCATAAACGAAAAGATGGAAAAGTAGTTAAAAAAGGACTCTGGTACTATGTCAATAAAAGAAAAAAGGCAGGTAAAAGTAGGTCTAAAAAAAATAGTACAATAAGTGCTAAAGCCTATAAACGAAATTCTTAATGTTTAGGTGTAGTTCATTAAGTTGAACTGGGGAGATGGTGGGCAAGAAGAACAAAATACAATCAATAATTAATGTCGGCAAATGCAGATATTGTAAAATTAATATTGTTAATACTGATTCTTTTGTTTCTTTCTACCCAAAAGGTCATGCTCATTATGAATGTATGAGAAAAGCTGACGAAGATAAAACTTTTGAAAACGAATCTTCTAAATTTAATTGGTAGATGGGATTTTTAGCTACTCCAAAACTTTCTAGCTTTGATTAAATAATCTGGGTCTAATTCATTTTTCCATTTAAAATTTTCAAAGTCAGGTTGGATATAGTTTTTTATAATATTTACATCTTGGCTTACACTTAAAAGGTTTTGTCTTACTTTACATCTTTGCAAAAATTGTGATAGCCTTGATTTAATGCTTTCAGGTTGTAGTTGTTCGCAATTGTCGGCATGAAAGACTTTAAAGGTTTCTTCATTTATATAACAAATATAAATAGGTAGTTCGGTTGCATAATGGTAAAAATCCGTTTGTATTAAGTGATCTGGCATTATCGAATCAGGTAGTTTAGAAGTTGACCATGATCTAGTTCCGTCTTTTTTAATCTTACCTCTTCTTGGAAATTTACATTTATCTTCTATTATAACGCCACCTTTAAAATCTGCGTAACCATGAACAGGAATTTCTATACCATCAAAAACTTTATAGGTTTCTATTTCTGGTTTGCATTTATCAAAACCTGGAATTGTTTTGTGAGCTTCATGTCCATTAATAATAAATTTTTCGGCAATACTAGATAAATAATTAAATGTATCTACTTCAATTGGGTCTGGAATTAATTTATCTATTCTATCTTGAACTGGTACAAACATTAAACTCCTCCTGTAATAAATTATAATCTTTACCTAAATAAGTACAAATTCTTCTAGCTTTAAATTCGCTAATAGCGTTTGCACCTTTTTCGTATTTCTGTATTTGCTGAAATGTTACCCCTATTTGCTTGGCAACTTGTGTTTGAGTTTTCTTTCTTATTGTTCTTAAATTTTTTAATGCTTTTCCTAACTTTGTATTAAAATCTTTTTCGTCAAGTGTTAATTGTTCTTTATCTATTATTATCATGTTTCCTTTCTTTTGAGCGTAGAATCCCCTTATCCCTTGTACAACTTTAGCGGTAGAAAGTAAATTAAGTAATAATACTTTCTTGTTTTTGTTCCAAATCTAAAATCTTTTGTGAAATAATAGGTAATTTATTTTGGTAAGAACGAATCATTTGTTTGTGTTTATTCATTCTTTGTACCCATTTTCCCTGCTTCACTTTCAGATCCCTGATTTGTTTGGGGTCTAGTATCGCCATCTTTTTTATCACTGACTATTTTTATATTAGACCCAAGAAAACGCCTGTCAGTTATTGTTATAGTTGCGTCATCTTGAGGTTTTTCTTGTTCATGAGCTTTCTTTGTTGCTTCTTCTATTGTAGCTCCGACAAAAAATTCTTTAAAATTTACGACTAATTCTTGGAGTGAATTTTTTTCTACTTTAAACATTAAGTTCTATATTCCTCCTGTAACCTTTTATCTTTTTTATATCGTTTCTTGCTTCCAATTTATTGATAATGACTGTTACCGAATTTTTACTTCTATAATTTAATCCATCAGCCATTTCTTGATAAGTTGGATAATATTTGTTCTTTTTGGCATATTTTTTAATAAAATTCAATAGTCTTAACATAACTGGAGTCATTGGTACTTTATTTACCATTGTTTTCTTTCATTTTAAGGTTTCTATTTAATTCGTTATATCCGCTAATATCATCATAAGTATCTTTTTTATATTTTTGATTCGTTATTGAACGCCATAACTTTACAAAGATCATACAAACTCCAAAGATATTAGGCGGACAAACTACAACTCTACCATTATAAGCCGATAAAATACTTTCCAAAACACCTTTAAAAGAATAGCTTGTAACATCAAAACTTCCGTATTGTTCCTCTTTTTGTTTTAAAAGTTTTTCTAATTCTTTAGTTATTTGGTTTATATCTTTTACATTATTTGCCATAGCCTAATTCCCAATCTAATTTTTCTTCATAGCCATTATAGTAATTTCCATGTTCATCAATACAAGTATGAGCATAAACAATTTTATTTTTATAAAGTCCATAATAGCCATCATTTTCTATAAAAGTAAATTCAACTTTATCGTAAAAAACTTCTTCGCAAGTAATCGGTATTAACGAATAAGCAAAAGGAATTTTTACATAACTAACGGAACTTGAACCATTAACTATATATAAAATTAAAAAGAATACTTTCACTTAAAACGACAAAGCATCATCTTTCGGTTGTTGTTGTTGTTCTTGTTGTGGTTTATCTTGCGGATCATTTTGATAACCTGCAATATTAGGCTTTTCGGATTTATCGTTAAGCCAACCTATTAAGTTCTTTTTAGACGAACCAATTTCTGGAGCGTTTATATTTCCAGTAAATTTATTGTCATCTCCTTTAAACAATACTCCTACTTGGGCGAATATTCTTATAAATTTAGTATTGCCGTCTTTTGAAGTACCTTTAGAACCTAATAAAGTTCCTTTTTCGCCATTAGCTAATAAAGTATTTCCTGAAAAATCAATCTTTATAGCTTTTTCGTTACTTGCATCGTATGGGAATAATACCCAGTCTTTAGATTTACCATTTTGCATTTGTTCCTCCGTTGGTTTTTATGCTTTCTTGTTTAGTTTTAAATAGTTCTTCTATTTTTTCGTTTTTAGTTATCCAATTAGAATACAAAGTATTTAATTTAGTTTCCGTACCTTGTTTTTCTATTTCTTTTTCAATTGAATCTTGGTTGTTTCCTTTTTGTTGTGTTAAAGCATTTGCCAATTCATCAGCAGAAGCAAATTCCGTACCATGTAATCCAAAACTTGCTAAACATCTTCCTAAACTTGAAGTTGCTGCATTTTCTAAAGCGGAAGTTTTATTAACAAAACTAGAGTCTCTTCTTTCTTCGGCATGACCAACACTGTAAGGTGTATCGCCAATATAAAGCGTACTTTTACAAATAACTTTAGTATCGTCTTGAAATATAACTTGTTCGTCAATTTTAGATTCTGGAAAAAATTTTAATAAATGATTATGTCGTCTAGCAACTGTAAGATAATTTTTACCTTTAAAATCTAATTTCTTAACTTCGCTATCTAACTTTTCAATACATTCTTTTCTTCTATCTTTAAAAGAACCCTTACTTTTATCTTCTTCTTTACTTTGTTTGGTTGTCATGTTTCCCTTTCCTTTGTCTTTTTTTGTTTTCATTTATTTGGTCAACTTCTTTTTGTACTTTTGATTCTATATAACTTTGGTTTTTAGCTTTTGTTCTTTCTTGATTTTGTAATTCTTTTTTTAAATTTAATATTTCTTCATCTCTTTCTCTTATCTTTTGGTCTTGTGTTTTAATAGTTTTTTCTTGGTTTCTTATTTGTGTTTGCATACTTGCTAATTTTTCTATCATGTTTTTTTTCCATTCATAACTTCTTTAATAGTCAATTTGTGGACAATTATATCTTGTAAAGCCTTTCCTATAATTCCACCAAATATCATTTTCATATTAGGGGGTCGCTTTCGCCTATCCTGTTCATCAAGAACGCAATAGTCATAAAACCATTGGTCTGGACTTTTAGTTAATTGAGAGGGAGAAAGATGATCAGCGGTAAAGCAACCCCCATTCTTTCTATGTTTCCATTGTTTCCCTATCTTTATTAGCATTGATTCGAATCTTTATACAAAAATTGATTAAAAGCAATACAAATAATTTGAAATAAAAAAATAATTAATGTAATTTTAAGAATGATAAAACGATTCGTTTTTAAAGGGAATAATGAACATTTACGGAGATATGAGAACCTGTTGTGATTGCGATAACAAAGCTGATGTTGTTGAAAATAATAAAGATTATTGCGCTGAATGTTGGTGGAAAAAATTTTCTAATACAGGAACTACATTAAACAAATATGAAAAACAAAAAAAAGAACAAGAGGAGCTTGAAAATGAAAGAACAGTCAAAACCGATATTAAACGATTCGAAGAAGTATAAAATAATTTATGCAGATCCAGCTTGGTATTTTAAAAGTTATTCTAAAAAAGGTGAAGACCGTAATGCTACCAAACATTATTCTTGCATGGAATTTGGCGATTTATTGGATCTTAATATCAATGATATTGCTGATGTGGATTGTTGTTTGTTTATGTGGGTTACTGACCCTTTCTTGGAAAAATCTTTTAAATTACTTAAAAAATGGGGATTCAAATATAAAACAGTAGCCTTTACATGGGCAAAGAAAAATAAAACAAACGATAATTTTTTTATGGGTTTAGGTTATTGGACTAGAAGTAACCCTGAGATGTGTTTGTTAGCTACAAAAGGCAAACCAAAAAGATTTTATAAAAATGTTAAACAATTAATTGTTGATAGCCGTAGAGAACATTCAAGAAAACCTGATATTGTAAGAACAAGTATAGTCAATCTTTGCGGAGATTTACCTAGAATTGAACTATTTGCTAGGCAAAAGGTAAAAGGTTGGGATTGTTGGGGTAATGAAGTTTGATTGTTCAATTAGAACCCTACGAAATAGAGATGGCTTCGCAAGTAGCCAATAAAAGATATATTGAAAATATTAAAATGAAAAAGAAGTTCGGACATGGTTATAAAGGTTCGGAACAAAAAACATTATCTTTAGGAATTTTAGGGGCTATGGGCGAAGTTGCTTATTGTAAAGCTAAAAATGTTTTTTTTAATGGTAGTTATACCGATACTTATAGCCGATACGATAAAGCTGATGTTGGTAAAGATATAGAAATAAGAACCCAAGAAAGAAAAAATAACAATACTTTAATAATAAGACCTAGCGAAAAAAAAGCTAAATATGTTTTAGTAACTTTTGATGGCAACCATAGTTATACGATTCATGGTTGGTTTCCATTTATAACTAAATTAGAAGATAAATATTTAACCGACTTCGGTTTAGATAGACCTAAATGTTGGAGTATTCCAATTAAAGATTTATATAATATTAATGATATTTAATTAGTTGATAAGTAGAAAATCCATAAAGCGATTTCTACGGCTATGATAGTTTCAAGCATGATTGATTCCTTTTTTTATAATTAAATTTGTAATATCTATAAACAACCCCTTTAGAAGATAAAATATTAAGTAAAGTTAATCTTTTAAGGTTTTCTATGTTTCTTTTCTTTTCTATTTTCTTGTTCATTTTCTTTTATAAATTTAATTGCATCTTCTTTATTTACAAAAAATCTTTTAGTAAATACTTCTAAATTTAAATGATTTAATAATTTATTTAAACTAATCTTTTTAATTCGTTTAGTTCCATAAAGAACCCTATAAATATATAAATCTTTTTTTATTGTCATGCTTTCTTAAATACTAAAATGTTTTGATGTACTTTAACTAGCTTTTTATTTTTCATATTAGTATTAGCCCTAACACTAGCCGAACCAATTGCATTTAATAAAATAGCTTCGTTATAGTATTTCATTCCGCATTTAGTAAATGCCCTAATAGTATCTGGAACAAAACCGACATAATTACCTTTTTTATCTCTAAATTCCCCAACGACAAAACAAGCTAAAGCCCCTTGCTTTAATAACTTACAACTTTTGGCTATGATTGATTCGTACACTTCCAAAAAGGCAGGATAATCAAGCGTTGAAATGTCGTCAGGTTGGTCGGAGTATATTTCTAAATTACCATAAGGCGGACAACTAAAAACAAAATCAAATTCTTCTAATTGATTTGCTTCCTTGCCGTCTATCATAGTATCTAAAATCTTATTTGAATCGCCAAATATCCATTTAGGCTGATTATCTTTATCTAAAATCTTTTCCCCTTGAATCTTATTACTTGTTATTTGGCTTTGCCTTACATCAATACCGACATACTTCCAACCTAAATAATGGGCTACAATACCCCTAACACTACCGCCTGAAAAAGGGTCTAATATACTTCCGCCTTTATCAACGAACCAAGTATATAAAATTTCGCATAAAGCAGGATCAAAAATAGATACTTCGCCTACATCTAAAATTCTTTGGGTAGATTCGGCAGGTTTCTTTCCGCTTCTTTCGGCTTGTCTATGACGACCTGCAAAATGAGCTCCGTCTGTTCCCTCCCTACCTACTTCGCTTTCTATTCCTAAATTCTTCCAGTTTTGCCTACGCCTTTGCCAAGTTCCTTGCTTGGTATCGCATATAGAAAAAGGGGGTTCTAAATATTTTTCCCTTAATAAAACCTTTTTTTCTATTGGATTGCCAAATAAGTCTAAATCTAGTATTTCTTCAGTTCCATCTATTGTTGCCATGTATTCCCCTTTTTTCGTTTTCCTTGTTTTGTTCTTGTTGTTGTTTAATCTTTTTAATTTCTTCCTTGCGAATCCATTCTTTTAAATCTTTTAAAGGAACATAATCTTTAGCTTTTAAAATATATTTCCAAAATTGTACCCCTTGAACTTCATAATTCTTGTTGCAAACTTCTTTTAGTTGTTCCCAAAGTTTATTCCTTGCGTTCACTAAAAGCACCTTTCATATTATTATAAAGTTTATTTGCGGAAATTATTTTTTCTTTAGCTTTATCCTCTATACTTACATTGATTTTAACCCTTTCTAATTCTTTATTGTAAAAGTCTTTTATTTTTCCATAAAGTCCATTTACTTCAAAACTAGAAAAGGTTTTTTTGTGGGTATATAAAGCAACTTTAATGTGTTCTAGTTCTTTTAATGACAATTGCATTAAGAACCCCTTATAGTTTGAACTAAAGCCATATTTGAACCATTAACGGCATAAATCATTATCTTTGCCCTTTTGTCGTCTTTGATAATTGATTTACCTTTATTGATAGCTTCTTGCTTTGTATCAAATTCAAATCGTTCTTTATTACCTAACGGCTTCCAATTGATACAAGTAAAGTATTCGGCATTATTAACGGCTTGGATTTCCCTTTGATTGTGTTCTATATTTGGCATAATTGATTCCTTTCTAAAGTTAAATTTATATCAAAATCCATGTTATATACAAGCATAATACAAGTAAAAGCCCTAAACCTATATAAAAAAAGGTTCTTCTTTTAGGTTCTTGATAATGCTTTTTTATTGGATATTGGTATATTTTTGGCGAATTGATTCTAGCTTGAGTATCTTTAAAATCCATAAAATCAAAGAATCGTTTATTTGGGTTCTTTTGTTCTAGTAGGTTGGTAATACCTTTATAATCTTTAGCTTTCATAATTCCTTTCTTGGGGGCTTTCGCCCCCTTTTGGTTAATATTTATAAAGTAAATCCTTTTGGACCTGACAAATAAAGCGGACCTGTCCATTGAACTTTATATTCCCCTAGAATGTTGCCTCTAGGTTTATTTAAAGCAGGTTGACTAAAAGAGGCAGCCATTAATAAATCTCCCTTTTTCCAGTGCTTTCTTCTTATTTCCTTATCTTCCTTAACTATAAAAGAATGAACACTTTGACCGCTTCCGTTAGCTTTTAGAAACTTATAATAGTATTTAGTTTCTACCATTTTAAAACCATCTTTAAATTCTTGAAGTCTAGCGTCTATTCTTTTATTAACTTCATTTTGATAAGATGGTACTTTTTCAATAGTATCTTTACTTATTGAAGTTATGCTTCTTGAATTAAAACCTGCATAATCTTCAAAAACTTTATTTTTAAAAGTTTCTATTGCTTTAGTCATTTCTTGATCCATAAAACCCTCCTTTTGTTTGTAGTTATTATTTATACGAATCATTCTTATTTATACAAAATATATACAAGTAATACAATAGAACATAGCAAGAACACCGAATTTTTTTTTATTTGATTACCCAAAAATAGGGTATATATAGTCTGGCAGGGAATATGAAAAATAAAGGGTTTTCAATGATACCGAATCAAGTGATTTGGGATAATGATTTAAGCAACAATGCGAAGTTGTTGTTTTGCTATCTTCGTAGCTTATCGGACAAATATCGGACTTTGCGAAATAAAACTTTAATTGAAAAATTGGGCGTTTCTTTGAATACCTTGCAAAGCCTTAAAGCCGAACTTGTTCAAGAAAAATACCTAATTATCCACAGAAAGACTTCGGCTAATTATTATGAACTAAAAGCCCCTTATAAGGTTGTCTTGCCCTACCCAAATTCTGGGCAACTGACTACCCTAAAATTGGGTAGTATTAAGAAGAGTAATACTAATACTCATAATATTAATAAGGTTAAAGGTTTTAAGAAATTAAAAGGATTCAAGGGATAACTTAAATGTCCAATGATTCGACTATAACCCCCCTTGCCTATACTTATAAAGGAAAACTATTACAGCATAGAAAGTTCAACGATTACACTAAAGAAGAAAAGCTAGAAATTATTGTTCAATTAAACAATGAATTTGAAAGCGGATTATTGTCCGTAAATCAAATGGTATGGATTTGGGAAAGGGAATGCTGGGGTTCTTTTTCCGTAGAATTATTTATAGATAGGCTACTACAAAAAGGAATTATTAAGAAGAATCCTATTACAAACGATACTAGAACATTTCGTAAGCCTAAAACGATTTTTGATTGGTAATACTATATTTAGTATGATAAATATTTTAACTACTAGCGAAACCCTTTTAGCTAGTTTTTATTAGTGTACACTTGGTGTGAGGCGGTCTTTTTCCCTTTCTTTCTATAACCGCCTCCACCCCTTAAAGGATTAAAAATTATGGCAGGACGAAAAAGAAAACTAAACCCAAGATTAGCCGAAAGAATTTTAGAGCTTATTGCCGATGGTTTAACGATTCGGCAAGTATTTGAAAAAGAAGAAATTGATTATACTTGGGCTAGTTTCCGAAAAGAATTAGTTAGTTCAAATGAATTAATGGATAGATACCAAAAGGCAAAAGAACTAGCGATAGATTTGGAATTAAGTAACTTAAAAGATAAACGATTAGAATTAGAAGCTAAAATAGAATCAGGCGAAATAGATGGAAAGGCAGGACAGAATTTAGTTAATCTTTATAAAATTATTGTAGCTAGTTCACAATGGTCTGCTTCTAAAATAAGTTCTAAAAAGTATGGAAAAGCTGCAGAAATAACATTAAAAGGTGACGATAAAGCACCAATTAACATTAGTTGGCAGTCATAATGTTGCAAAAATACCACAATATTTATGCTTTGTGATATATTTACAACACTAAAAGTATTGGTTTTATTAGGTTTGTGGCATTTTTAACACATAAAAAGATAATTAGTTATATGTGAGCAAAAAAAGAACAAAAGAAGAACAAATGCAAAAGGTTTGATAACGCTGAATTATCGGAAAGTTTTACTAACGATAACTTTTCTTATCGTTAGTAATAAAATAAGGCTTTTTTGCTTTGAACGACAGATTTAGGGGGGTTTTTTAGAGCCGATACCCAATTTTGCGAATGTCGTCTTGGTAAAAATGAATGGATGGTATAAACAAATAAAATGGATGATCTTATATTGAAAACAATAATTTTTATAATTAAGGATAAAGAAACAGGCGAACCAATTGTAATTTCTCATTTTCAAGGTTTTTCCGATAATGACGAAGCAATAGATTTTTCAAAGTTTTTGCAAGACCAATTTGTAGAAGAACCTAAAGTTTATGATAGCCAACAAAATTTTACTTTACATTAGAAAGATTCTAAAGAGGGGGGTTTTGTTTTAATATGAAACAAATCGTTATTCCATACAATCCTAGAGAAATACAAAAATTTTTGCACAAAAAATGTGATGTGAACCGATTTAATGTTATTATCGTTCATAGAAGAGGCGGTAAAACTGTGTTTGCAATAAACCATTTAATTAAAGCTGCCCTAACTAATAAAAATCCATATCCAAGATATGCCTTTATATCGCCTTATAGATTGCAAGGGAAAAGCACAGCTTGGGATTATATGAAACAATTTTCCGCCACAATTCCAGGTGTTAAATGGAATGAATCAGAATTAAGGGTAGATTTCTCCGTCAACAATAGCCGTATTCAAATAATAGGAGCTGAAAATAGTAGTGCCATTAGAGGACAATACTTTGACGGAGTTATCGTAGATGAAACCCAAAATATTAGTCCAGATTTATTTGACACAATTTTACGCCCTTGCTTATCAGACCGAAAAGGCTTTGCAATTTTTATCGGCACACCGATGGGGCGGAATTGGTTTTTTGATTTACATGAGAAGTCTAAAACACAAAAAGATTGGTTCACTTGTGTTTTTAAAGCTAGTCAAACAAAGATAATACCCAAAGACGAACTAGACGCTGCCAAGCTATCCATGTCGCCTGAAAGTTACGATCAAGAATTTGAATGTTCATTCCAAGCTGGAATTAGCGGTTCTTATTATGGCGGTATAGTTGAAGAATTAGATAAGAATAAAAAGATAACCGATTTTGAAATAGACTTATCTATTCCAGTAGAAACTTGGTGGGATTTAGGGATGAATGATAGCACCGTTATAACTTTTGCACAAAGGCGACCAAGTGGCGAAATTAGGATAATTGATTGCTACGAAAATTCTAGTGAGGGATTAGAACACTATTTTAATGTAATTGACGATAAACCTTATACCTACGATAAACATATCGCCCCCCATGATATAAGGGTTAGAGAAATAGGAACGAATAAATCAAGATGGGAGTCCGCCAAAGAGATGGGGATGGAATTTGAAATTGCACCAAAACTTGGCGTAGAAGATGGAATAGAGCAAGTAAGAAGAATGTTACCTAATTGTTATTTTCATAAAAGTAATTGCAAAAAACTTATAGAAGCGTTAAAAAGCTATTGTAAGCGATGGGATGAAAAAAATAATTGTTTTCGTAATAAACCCTTACACAACTGGGCATCACATTTTTGCGATTCGATAAGGTATGGTGCAGTTACCGAACCAATAGATAGAAGCGACTGGAAAAAACCAATAAAGGTAGATACAAGCTACATAGTTTAATATGGCAAAAAAAAATAAAGAACTTTCCGATATAGAATTAAAAGCAATCTTAACTAACCAAGTTAGAAATAGCATAGGTTATTTAGGTGGCGAATTATCGGAGTCAAGAAGAAAATCTATTGAATATTATTTAGGCGATAAACTTGGAACGGAAATAGACGGAAGAAGCCAAGTAGTAAGTACCGATGTTTCCGATACAATTGAAAGTATCTTGCCGAACCTTTTAAGAGTTTTTACCGCTTCCGATAAAGTGGTTCGTTGCGATCCTGTTACAGCGGAAGATGTTCCATTAAGCGAACAAGCTACGGCATATTTAAATCATGTATTTTACAAACAAAACGATGGCTTTACGCTTTTATATAATTTTTTTAAAGACGCATTAATTGAAAAGAATGGTTTTTTAAAAATTTATTGGGATGAAAACGAAAGCGTTGAACATGAAACTTATAAAAATTTAACTCCAGCGGAAAAAGATGCTTTAGAAGATACTAAAGATGAAATTGAATTAGTTGAAGAAGAAGAAATAGTTGACGAAGTTGTTAAAGAACAACAAGAAGTAGCCAAGCAACAAGCCGAAATGCAAGGTATTGATATTTCCGAAATAAAATTTCCAAAAGCTGTTTTATATAATTGTAAAATTAAAAGAATTAGAAAGTCTGGCAAAGTAAAAATTGAAAGCGTACCGCCTGAAGAATTTTTAATAGATAGATCGGCTAAAACAATTCAAGACGCAAATTTTGTAGCACATAAAGTTTATCTAACTAGATCACAATTAATTGAAATGGGATTTGATTATGATGAAGTTATGGAACTTCCAAGAAATGAAGATGAAAATTTTACAATGGAAGAAGAAGCTAGAGATAGAAATATTGATGGTTACTTCCAAGACGAACCTACCGATAAATCTACCGAAAAAGTTTTAGTATATGAATCTTATATTAGATTTGATTATGACGGAGATGGAATTGCCGAATTAAGAAAAGTAATCTGTGCTGGAGACGGAAGTTATATATTAGAAAATATGCCATGCGACTCCGCACCGTTTGTAACTGTTACACCAATACCAATGCCCCATAGATTTTACGGAAGAAGTATTTCCGAATTAGTTGAAGATATACAATTAATGAAATCTACTGTTATGCGTCAACTTTTAGATAATATGTATTTGACAAATAATAATAGAGTTGCCGTTATGGACGGAATGGTCAATATGGACGACTTACTTACGACAAGACCAGGTGGTGTCGTTAGAACTAAACAACCTCCTAATCAAGTTATGCAACCGCTTCAAGCACAACCAATTTCACAACAAGCGTTCCCATTATTAAGTTATTTAGACACTGTTAGAGAAGCTAGAACTGGAATTACAAAATCCGCACAAGGTTTAGACGCTAACGCTTTAAATTCTAAAACAGCAACAGGTGTAAATGCGTTAATGACACAAACACAAATGCGTTCCGAATTAATTGCTAGAATATTTGCGGAAACAGGCGTTAAAGATTTATTTAATAAAATTTTTGAACTAATGGTTAAGTATCAAGACAAAGAACAAATTATAGAATTAAATAATAATTATATTCCTATTAAACCTACCGAATGGAAAGACAAATTTAATATAAATGTTGTTGTTGGATTAGGAACAGGTTCTAAAGAACAACAAGTTATTATGCTTAATAGTATTTTGGAAAGACAATTACAAGCGTTCAACCTACAAGGCGGAAAAGAGATGCCAATGGTTACGCTAAAAAATATGTATAACACTTTATCCAAGATTATAGAAAACGCAGGATTAAAAAATGTGGACGCTTTCTTTGTAAATCCAGATATTGGCAAACAACAAATGCCTCCGCCACAACCACCGCCTTTAACTCCAATAGAAAAAATAGAATTTACAAGAATTTCTTCCGAAGAAAAACGAAAAATGGCGGAATTAGAATTGCAAAATAGAGAATTACAACAAAAGCAACAAGATATGATGTTAGATTTTGAAGCGAAGCTAAAAGAAATGGCTTTAAAATATAATACACAACTTGATACGGCAAAAATTAAAGCCGATGCGGATTTAGATAAGTTAATGATGTCTGGTAATAACAAAATATTAGAACAGGCTCAAAAAGCTGGTAATTTACTTGATGAGCAATTAAAAGGATTAAATGGTAACCAACGACCAAACCCTGAGGGAAGCGGAAGTCAGCCGATCCAATCAGGCGAAACAAATATTAGAGAATAAAATTTTTGTAGAGGCAATTGACACTCTTAAAAAACTTTATTCTGAAGCCTTGTTAGAAAAAACAGGTGCTAAAGAAAGCGATACAAGGGAGAAACTTTGGATTGCTTATAATGTTGTAGGCAAAGTAGAACAACATCTACAAACTGTTATTGAAACAGGAAAATTAGCTGAAAAACAGCTTGAAGATTTTCGCAAACAACAAGTAAAAACAAAATTTTAACTAAACCAAGTTAAAATAAGCCAAGTCATAAAGACAGCTTAACCATAGGAGGACTTAATGTCTGACAATAACCCATTACTGAACAATGTTTCAGTACAAGGTGCAGCTAAAACTCTTGAGGGATTACTAGACCCTAAAACGGCAACTATTAAAGCTCAAGATAAAGAAGCACCAGTTGAACCAAAAGAACCAGAAGCGGAAGCAGAAGATAATCAAGAAGTTCAACAAAAACCAGAAACCAATCAAGAAGAAGTTCAAGAAGTTTCTGACGAAGAAGAAGCTCCAGTAGAAAATGATGCTATTGAAGAACAAGAAACCGATTTACACCAAGTTAAAGTTAATGGTGAATTAATTGATGTTGACCTTGAAGAATTAAAAGCAGGTTATCAAAAGGATGCCGATTACAGACGAAAAACAGAGGAGTTAGCTCTTGAAAAAAGAGAAACACAATCTGCAAAAGATCGTTTGGAAAAACAGTATTCAACCAAGTTAGAAGATTTAAATTCTCTTGTGTTGACTTTGAACGCTGAAATAAATAGTGATATTAATTCCAAAGAGCTAGACGCTTTATGGGAAGAGGATCCAACTGAAGCTGCAAAAGTAGATCGTAAAATTCGTAAGCGTAGAGATACTATTTCTCAAGCACAAAAGCGAATTAGAGATCATCAAACTCAACAGTTTCAAGAAGTTCTTAAAGAAGAACAAAAAAAGGTTGCTTTAAAGTATCCTGATTTGTCCGACCCTGTTAAAGGGAATAATTTAAGAACAAATATGACGAATTATTTATTGACTAAAGGCTTTAACGATAAAGAAGTTAATTCAATTTATGATTCAAGGCAATTTGACATTATTGTTGATGCTATGAGCTATCAAAATAACAAAAAGTTGAAACCAACTTTAGTTAATAAGAAAGTTAAGCCATCAAAATTTGTTAAATCAGGTGTCAAAGTTACAAAAGACGAAATCAATTCTCAAACAAGGTTGAATCAAATTAAAACGCTCAAGAAAAGTGGAAAAATCAAAGATGCTTCCGATTTACTTTTGCGTTACATTTAATAAATAACCTAAAGGAGAATATATCATGGCGATGTATCAAACATATACAGCAAAAGGTATAAGAGAAGACCTGTCGGACATCATTTACAATATTAGTCCAACAGAAACACCTTTTATGTCTGGCGTTGCAAAAACAAGAGCAACAAATACTTTACACAAATGGCAAACAGATGCTCTAGCCCCAACAGCAGTTAATGCTGCGGTTGAAGGTGCTGCAATATCTTATGGAACAATGGTTCCATCTGTGGAAGTATCTAACCACACTCAAATCTCTACAAAAGCTATCCAAGTTTCAGGCACAAACGAAGCCGTAACTTCAGCTGGTAGAGCAAGTGAAATAGCTTACCAAGTAGCTAAAGGTGCAAAAGAATTAAAAAGAGATATGGAAACAGCTCTTTTATCTAATGTAACTGGAACTGCTGGAAACGCATCAACTGCAAGAAAATTATCTGGCTTACCAACTTGGCTTCAAGCTAATGTTGACGCTGGAGCAGGCGGTGCTAATGGTCAAGTTAGTAGTGCTGATGTACCAGGAACTGCAAGAACAGATGGTACGCAGAGAGCTTTCACTGAAGATCATTTAAAAAGCGTTTTAAAGAAATGTTTTGATAATGGCGGAAACCCTAATATGATTATGGTTGGTGCTTTTAATAAACAAAAACTTTCAGGCTTTACAGGTGGTTCAACTAGATTTGACGCTGCAGAAGATAGAAGATTAATTACTTCTATTGATGTGTATGAGTCAGATTTTGGAACTATGCAAGTTGCACCTAATAGACTTATTAGAAACAACAACGGAACTGCAGCCAAAAAAGGTCAAGACGCTTATGTACTTGAAATGGATATGTGGGGAGTTTCTTTTTTAAGAGATTTCAAACTTACTACTCCAGGTCAAACTACAGACGGAGATCAAAGATTCTTGGTTACAGAGTACACTCTTGAATCAAGAAACGAAAAAGCAAGTGGATTAGTTACTGATTTAACTACTGCATAATGCTAAATTGTTGGGGGTGTAACCTTGTTTAGATATACACCCCTAAACAATAAACCAAATGTTGAAGTCTTAATAAGGTTATAGACGGAACGACAAACGGAGAAAAAAAATGAGAACATTAAACGATTATTTTTTAGAATGTCATTTAGACAATGTATCAACTGCTTCAACAGTAAGAGTAGCCGTACCTGACGCTGGAAAAGTTATTAAAATAACTTCAGTTCTAGGTGGAGCTCTTTCAGGTGGTAATGCGGTATGTACTGCTAAAGTAAATACTACTAATATGACAAACGGAGCTATAACAATTGCTCATTCTGGTTCAGGTGCAGGAGATATTGATACTTGCGAACCAACTGCAGCAAATAATGTAAATGAGGGCGATTATATCGCTATCGCAACAAACGGTGGTTCTACAGGAACACATTCTGCACATTTTACAATTGTTGTAAGAAGATAATAAATTATGGGGGAACCTGCCTAGCGGTATTTCCCCCTTAACCCTAACGGAGTAAAAAAAATGAGTTATAATTATGCTTTAAGACCTGGAACTACACAAAAAGTTTCATTTACAGGTTCATCTGTTGCTTCTTCAAATGTTTTTGGAACGCAAACTGAATATGTAAGAATAGCAACTACACATAGTTGTCATTATGTTATTGGCGGTAATGCTTCTTCAGCACCAACTGCTACAACAAGTGATGCCTATCTTCATGCTGGAGATTATGAAATTATTAAAGTTTCGCCAGGTGAAAAAATAGCTGCGATTAGAAATACCAGTACTAGCGGAGATTTGTTCGTAACTGAAATGAGTGCGTAGTGGCAAGACAGAAGTTTGTTCATTATGTACCCAGACCAAAACCAAGAAAAAGACCTGGCAGACATAAAAAATCATTGAACAAATCTGAAAAAAGACAAAAAAAACTAACAAGGTATAAAGGTCAAGGCAGATGAGAAAAGATGTTTTTGTAGATGGATTAAAAAAAGAAACTTTTAACCTAGACGAAACCGAACAAAAAATTGTTTTAAAAGAAGAACTAAATATAGATTCACATTTAAAACATAATAAAGAACTATTAAATAAAGACGATGGTTATTCAAAGTCTAAAGATTTAAAAAGAGTTGCTTCTATACCTATTTTAGCTTTGCAAGTTTGGGCTAATGAATATAATGGAACTAATAATTGGTGGGCTTTACCTAAAGAAGTTCAAAAGGATATTATGAAAAAAAAATTAAATAGTAACGAATTTAAATATTTTAGAACTGCTGAGGGAAGAATATAATGGCTTTATCTACTTACGCAGAATTAAAAACTTCTATTGCTAATTGGTTAAATAGAAGTGATTTAACAACCGAAATATCTGACGACTTTATTAAATTAGTAGAAGCGGATTACAATTCTAAATTAAGAATTGGCAAAATGATTTCTACTTCAACTTCATTTACAATTGATTCCGAAGAAGAAACAGTACCTACTGGATTTTTACAAGTAAGGGATTTTTTTATTTTAAGTGGCGGAACTAAATATGCTTTAAGGTATATGACTCCACCACAAATGGACGAAATAAGAGGTTCTTCTTCTACAGGTATGCCTAGTGTTTATACAATACTTGGCGATAAATTTAGATTTGCTTCTAAACCTGATTCTACATACACAGCTACAATAAATTTTTATAAAACTTTTGATCCTTTATCGGATTCAAATACTTCAAATTATATATTAACGAATCACCCACAAATATATTTATATGGTTCGTTATATCATGCTGCACAATTTTTAGGTGGCGTTGAACCACAAAAAGTACAAGCATGGCAACAAAATTATGTAACGGCTTTAGAAAGAGTTGAAAGAAACGATAGAGAAGATCAATATAGTGGTTCGCCCCTACAAATTAGATCTGATACTTCCGTTGAAGCTGCTTTTCAACCCAACAATAAAGTTATTAATAACAATAGTTAGGAAAATTAAATGCAAATACCTTTTGGCGAATGGTTACCTGATCAACCACCACATCTAAATCCTGGAGCCACAGTTGCAACTAATGTATATTATGCCGTCAATTCTTATAAACCTTTTCCGTCTTTAATTTCTTATTCAAGTACCGCAGGTGGCGGATTAGCAAATATTGGTAAAGATAGTAAAGGGGCAGGTTCTTTTAGATCAACTGAAAACCTAGCGTTTAACTTTGCTGCTACTAAAGATACAATTTATCAATTAACTTCTGGAAGTTTTATAGATAGAGGGGCAGGTGGAAAATTATTAAGTAATTCTTTTGCTACTTGCACAATTACAGTTACCGATTATGCAAATATTGGGGCTGGAAAAACTATAACTTTAAAAAAAAATGATGGAACAACAGTTGTATTTACTTCTTCTACTGGAAGTCCATCTGCTAACGAATTTCAAGTACAAACAAATAACGATACTACCGCTACAAATTTAAAAACTACTATAAATGGTCATGCGGATTTTTCGGCAACAGTTTCAAATAATATTGTTACAGTAACTAGAGCTGCCATTGGTAGAGATAATTTAACCAATGTATCTTCGGACACTACTAGATTAGCAACTACTAATTTTGTTGGCGGAACACCATTAACAGGTGGTGATACAGATTTTTTTACTTTTACACAATTTGGCGATTACATAATTATTAGTAATGGTGTTAATCCACCACAATATTATCAAATGGGTACTTCTACTAATTTTGCTAATCTTTCAACAATATCTACTTCTGGAACTCCACCTACTTTTAGAGTTTCAGGTGTTATTAGAGATTTTTTAGTTACAGGTAATCAAACAAACAATAAAAATAGAGTTCAATGGTCAGGATTAAATGATATTACTTCATGGACACCTGGAACTAAACAAGCAGATTTTCAAGATTTACCTGGTTCTGGAGGACAAGTAGTAGCTATAACTTCTGGGGAATATGGATATATTTTTAGACAAAACGAAATAGTAAGAATGGATTATGTTGGTGGTGCAACAGTATTCAGATTTTCTGTTATATCGCCTAACAGGGGTGCTACTTATGGAAAAACAGTTTGCCAAGATAATAGAAGAGCTTTCTTTTATGCTGACGATGGATTTTTTGAAATTAACGGAGATCAAATAAAACCTATTGGGGCTGAAAAAGTTAATAGATTTTTTGATAAAGATTTAAACAAAGCATTTACAGATAGAATAGTAGCTGCGGTTGACCCATTTAATCAATTAGCTATTTGGTTATATCCATCTTCAAGTGATACAACAAACACAACTGGAGTTTGCGATAAATTAATTATTTATAATTATGTTACCGAAAAATGGTCTATATCTAATGCCAATGCTTCTACAATTTTTACGCAATATGTGGGTGCTTACACAGTTGAATTAATGGACTTAATATCGGCAAACCTAGAAAATATTAATATTTCTTTAGATACTGCATTTTGGCAAGGCGGACAATTGTATTTAGGTGCAATAGATAATAATTATAAGGCTGCAATCTTTTCTGGAGATTCTGGCGAAGTAGAATTAGAAACTAAAGAATTAGAGTTGTTTCCAGGTTTAAGGTCGGATATAACCGAAGTCAGACCAATTGTTGACGCAGTTTCTTCTGTTGCCATAACAACTAGAGAAAGATTAGCCGACACTAAAACAACTTCAACTTATAGTTCAATGGTAACTAGCGGTGTTGTTCCTGTTAGGCAATCAGGTAGATATGTTAGAGTTAATGTAAAAATACCAAGTGGAACAGTCTGGAGCCATGCACAAGGAGTTGATTTAGTTGCTTCAAGGAGTGGTAGCAGATGAGTGATAAATTTGATATAGACAATGTTAGATATAGTTTAGATTCACAAGAATTTTTTCAAAGACAGGTAGAAGAAGCAGTCAATGTATTAATCAACCAAAAAAACACAGAAAATAATAAAGTGTTTGCATGGTTTATAGGAGATTAAATGTCAGGAATAAAAGATTATTCAACAGTCCAAGCAAACAACACTAGCTTAAATACTATTAGTGTTGCGGAGGGAATGTTACCCTCAAATTTAAATAATGCCATAAGAGCTCTAATGAAGAACACTAGAGATTGGTATAATGATAGCCAATGGGTAATCTATGGTGACGGAAGTGGGGCATACACTCCAGCCTATGTAAGCAATACACAATTTACTATTACATCAACAGGAAACGATTTAACTTCTTACTATCATGCGAATAGAAGAATAAAAGCAACTGGAACAAACACAGGAACAAAATTTGGAACTATAAGTTCTTCGGCTTATTCAAGTAATGTAACGACAGTTAATGTTACTTGGGATAGTGGAAATTTATCAAGCGACACAGATTTAGAAATTTATTTATCAGGATTAACGGCTACAAATAATTCTATACCTTTAGGGGTAATAGGTTCTGGTAACTTTGCCGATGGTTCGGTAACAACAGCAAAAATTGCAAATGATGCAGTTAATAATGATAAAATTGCTGACAACGCAGTTCAATCAGCGCAACTTAATGCTAATGCCGTAACAGAAGCTAAAATAAATTCTGGAGCGGTTACTAATTCTAAAATAGGGGCAGATGCAGTTAATGGTTCTAAAATAGCTGACGATAGTATTGATTCAGAACATTTAGTAGATGGTTCAATTGATACAGCTCATATTTCAGATAATGCCGTTACTATGGCAAAAATTTCTGACGCAACAATAGTTACAAATTCAGAACAATCTGGACATACTCCAGACGATAATACTTTTTACACAACTTCTGCAGCAAACACTAGATTTTTAAATAAAGATACTTCGGAATTAATAAATTCAGGACAAACTTGGTCGGCTTCAGATGATTTTATAGCAACAACAGCAGCGATTGATGCAAGAGTTATTGACCTTGTTGATGATGTTGGCGGTTTTGTTCCAATAGCAAACGAAACAAGTTTTCCAAATACAAATCCAGATGTAAATAATGGCGTAGGAACTATTGTTAGTGTTGAAGCATTATCACAAGCCTATACAGCCAATGGTTCAGGTGTTGTTTCTATTCCTAATGGTACAGTTGGTAATTCTACAGTAACTTTAAATGGTTGTGGTGCTAATACAGTTTTAGCTTCTGGATTTGGAATATTAGTTGAATCTACAACTACACAACATACTTACAATTTTCATAGATTAGTACCAAAAGCAACGGAAGTTTCAACTGTTGCTGCTAAATCAACACAAATAGGATTACTAGGAACTTCTGATGCCGTTTCGGATATGAATACTTTAGGTACTTCACAAACAGTATCCGACATGAATACTTTGGCTGCAATTAGTGGATTAAATACTTTAGCTTCTAATTCTGCAAATGTAACAACGGCTGCAAATAATTTAAGTTCAATAAATAATTTTGCCGAAGTTTATAGAATTTCAAGTTCAGCTCCGACTTCTTCTTTAAATGTAGGAGATCTTTATTTTGACACCACAGCAAACGAATTAAAAGTTTATAAATCAAGTGGTTGGGCTGCAGCAGGTTCTACTGTAAATGGTACTGCTGCCAGATTTAAATATACGGCTTCGGCTAACCAAACTACTTTTACAGGTGCAGACGATAGCGGAAACACTCTGGCTTACGATGCAGGATTTATAGATGTCTATTTGAATGGAGCAAAATTGGTCAATGGAACAGATGTAACTGTAACTTCAGGATCAAGTATTGTATTAGCTTCTGGTGCAACTTTAAATGATATAATTTCAATAGTAGCATACGGAACTTTTAATGTTGCGTCTATAAATGCTTCTAATATAACAGCTGGAACTATAAATTCTGCAAGATTGCCTACTGTTCCTACAACAAAAGGCGGAACAGGTTTAACTTCAATAGGTTCTGCAGGACAGGTAATTAAAGTTAATTCTGGAGCTAATGGGCTAGAATATGGTAATGCTAGTTCAGCTGAAGTTTATGGTTTTAATAAAAATAATAATAGCCAATTGATAGTTACAACAACTAATCAAGGGGCAGACAACATCTCAAGTTCAACTTTCGCCTCTTTTGATGATGTCTTATTTAGTGCTAGTGGTTTTACCTTTAGCATAGATACTAATGGCGATTTAATAGCAACAATATAAGGAAACAAACATGGCAACAATTAATCTAGGTGCTATCAAATTTAACTGGAAAGGAGCTTACAACAACAGTACAGCTTATGCAGTAGATGATGTGGTTTCATCTGGCGGTTCTAGTT